CGTAATTATATACGACCGACCGACTCGACCGATATGTCACGAAGATCCTCTGGACAGCGTGGCGGGGCGCAAGCCCAGGTTACCGGCATCGCTGCCACCGCCTCCATTGCTAACAGTTTGACTGGAGCAGTGTTGGGGCCTGTATACAGCGCTGTTTCAACCGGTGTTGCTGGTGCCATTTCCCAAGGTTGGGACTGGTACCGCAACCGGCAGTTTGTTCAAGCCTATGGGCCCTTGTTTGGTCCCGTAGCATTTGGCCTGACGGGACTGACCCTCTCTCAGGCCACGCAAATCGTAGGCATTCTCAAGGTTTTGGGAAAGCTGGCGTCCAAGTTTTCGTTTCGCGGAGACAGTGTCGTTGCCCCCCCCGTAAATCCAAACGTGGTTTTGGTCGAGAGTGTGGACAAACGGCTGTCAAAGCTGACCATGACTTGGTGGGTGTGCCTCTTCATGAGTTTGATTTCGCTTATGAAAGTGCGCCGCGTCCAGGTGAAAGGACGTGAGATTAACCTTTGGCGTTATGCGCTGGGTTTCCTCGGGGCCAACGGTACGTTTGCGTTGGCCAAGCTCGCTTGGGTGCGAGTCAAGTCGCCTATTGGCGCCGTGTTGACTACACGTTTGATAAGTCAGACCCTGACTGCGGGAGCTTTGAGCTCTAGTCAGCAGCGTCAAGTCTTCGTCGATACGCCAATCGTTCGGAGCACGCCGCAGAAGAACCATACGCATGGAGTCTCTGCTGCGGATCGCAACGCGGGAACAGCGACCGCGTCGTTGGTGGCTAACAGCCTTGGGTTGGAGCCGTACTTTGTGCAGCAGTCTTTGTCCGACGTGCGCAAGGGCCGAGATGGAGATCGCTCCTTTCACTGGGCGAAAGACTTGGCGGTGCCCCCGACCGAGTTCCACTTGGATTGCACTTCTCAGGCAGGAGTGCTTGTTGATGTGGATTATTACATTGACATGCCGCAGCTTCTTGCGCAGCACCCCGGGACGTACTTGGTGAGTGCGTTCCAACCTACCACGGCTGGGAAGTCGGTGGGTGAGTACACGTTTCGCTTCTTGGCAAACGGGGCCGTTGAGTACCGCGTGAGCGGAGGCGCCGAATACATGCATGGAGTGTGGAACTATTCTGGGGACACCTTTCTGGTGGAGGATGTCGGACTTGTGTCAAAGACGGTGTGTGCGTATCACATCGATCGCAAGTATGTCGACGAGCACCATTGCCTCGTTTTGTTGAGTCTTATCTCCAAATTCGAGATGCCTTCAGTTTTGCCGACGTCCTGGTTCCTCGAGGGGCGTAGACTGGAGAGATTGATGCCTATTGCCGACAATCACATTGTGTTGGATGTGGTGAAGCCTGAGGGTATCTACCGGTCCGTGGCCCTGTTGGGTGACCATGAGGCCGTCACGTTGCCAATGGCACAGTTCGACGCTATTAGAGCGGTCGCGGTTGCTGCGAAAATCACTGTTGCCCCAGCGACAGTGGCGAGTAACATCGCACCGAGTTCCGCTGTTGGACTGCCAACAGAGAAGCTGCCTCCTGGGCATGCCGCCATTTTGACCAACTATCTTCGTTCGGTCATTCCCCACAGTCCTCCTGTGGTGTACCCGCCCACCGAGTGCATGATGCCGATTTATTTCGCCAAGCACGACTACGACGCGAAAGTGCCTCTGGCAGGATTTGGGTCCCCGCTGATTGGGCCCTGCTATGGGTTTGCGAGAAGCATTGCCTCTGATGACAATTGCATTGCAACGCGCGTAGAAGCCTTCCACGAGACTGATACCCTCGAGAAAGTGGAAGACCCGGTGCCCCCCACGCTTGCTGGTTACATGGTTGAGTTTGCTGAGAGGCTGATTCCCGTGCCGCACGTGGGTGTTCCTGTGGATCATGAGTACGTGCATGATAAGCAGGCCCGTCCGTCCCAACGGATGAAGCTTGAGCAGGCCGCAGTGAGCGGACCCTGGATCAAGGCGTTTTGGGATGCCTTTGTGAAAATTGAGACTTACATCAAGCCAACCAATCCCCGAAACATTTCGCAGAATACACCGTCTGCGAATCTTGCGCATTCGAAACTTATGTATGCGTTTCACAATGGAGTCATGGCTCAGCAAGCGTGGTACGCCTTCAACAAGACTCCTGCCGAGTGTGCTCAGCGCGTGTGCGAAATCCTCGCTGAAGCCGCACACTCGTGCCTTGCCGACGGTTCTCGATTTGACGGGCATGTCAAACGCCGTGCGCGCATTCTTGAGCGTATCTGCATGCTCCGCTTCTTCGCTCGTGAGTATCACAGCGATGTGAATGAGGCGTTGGACGCGCAGATTGCCATCCCTGGTAAGACTAAGGAGGGGCGCCACTACTTTTCCGGCTATGGCCGCGGTTCTGGTTCGCTTGAGACGTCTGACTTCAACTCGGTGCTGACCGCCTTCATTGATTACTGCGCTTGGCGCAACACAACAATTGATGGCGTGAAGTGCTCCCCTGACTTGGCGTGGTCCAAGCTGGGCATCTATGGTGGAGATGATAGCCTTGCCGGGGCTGTTGACCCGAAAGCTTTGAGAAAGAGCGCGGAGTTGATGGGGCAGGACTATGAGATTGAAGTCGTTGTTCGCGGTGATCGAGGAGTGAATTTCTTGAACAGATTCTTCTCCCGCGAAGTTTGGAATGGGAATGTGAATTCCATGGCCAACCCGCCCAGATTGCTGGCAAAGCTCTGGGTGGGGCCCGCTGATCTGAAGAATGTCTTACAGCGGTTTGCGGAACGATGCTCGGGATACTACCGAATGGACCGTAACTCGCCCATTATTGGAGAGATCGTTACCGTTGCCCACGAGTTACTTGGAGACTTTGTGGATGGACAGCTGATGCCCTGGGAAGGAAAGTTCAGCGTCGAGTCGAACTGGCCAAATGAGGACAACGGCTGGATGTCAGATGAGGTGCTGGTGCACATTCCTGATTTCGACTTTGAGCGCTTCCGCGCGTGGATTGCACAGGTTCGCGCGAGTGGCGACTCGGCACTGCTTCTGCGTGCCCCTTTGTGCACAGCGCACCCCGAGAGCTACCCGCCTGTGAAGCAGGTGTGCGTGGTTGGCGAGGAGCTGATGCACCCTGCGGCGAAACCGGCCACAGATGCCCCTACTGACAAGGGTAAGGAAGAGGCTGACGAGAGTACGCCTTTGACCACGAACTCCACTTGGAAGTTCACCGACGAAGAATTGGTGGACAAAGAAGTGTTCGCGCGAGCAGCACCTTTGGTTGCCGCGGCTAATGCCCTGATCCCCGTTGCGGGTGAGAAAGGCAAGCGGGTTGAGAAGGCGGATTTGCAACCCGCAAAGACCACGAAAGTGGCGGTGCCTAAGGCAAAGTGTGGGCACGGCGTGTTTCGAACGCGTGAGGGTGAGGAACGCGAGTGCGTCTGTCAATGGACGCCTCCAAAGCAGAAATTTGAGGAAGACCCCGCTGCTTTCAAGTCGCGACTGGACAAGTGGAACCGGTTGCGCAGTGCCACAGCTAAGAAGCGTGGCATCAAGCTGACCTGAGCGCAGCTCGGGAGCTGGGGTGATGCGTCCCCCGTCACCAGGGCCAGTGTAGAGGCTCTGACGTTGACCACGCATTAGTCTGTGCTTACGGCCACGAGACTTTAAACTAATCTGCTGTGTCCTGCGGTGTGTGTCTACATCGCTGCTCACGGAGGTCGCGCCTCCTAAGTCCGAAATTTGATAGTACGATTTACAGCAAATGAGCAACAACAACAACAAGAACAAGGGCAAGAAGAACCGCCAGCGCGGTCAGCCCAAGACGTCCCAACCTAAGGGGCGCGGCGCCCGTAAGCGCGGTAACCAGTCCCAGGCCAACTCAAAGGGCCGGACCAACCAGGCATTTAGTGCACCAGAACTGCACTTTGCCCCAGTCGCCATCGGCGCCAAGATGACCAAGTCCCAACCCATCTTTGAGAAGACCGCCGGACAGCAACGCATCATCCATCGTGAGAAGATTGCAAAGGTTGCATCTGGCGGCACGGGCGCGTTTAGCGTCCTCAAGACCATCGCACTCAACCCGGGTGTGGCGGCTTCGTTCCCGTGGCTATCGAACGAATCGGCGGGTTATGAATCGTACCGGTTCAACCGCCTCCGTTACGTGTGGATCCCGTCCATTGGGTCTGCCGTGGCGGGAAACGTCATCATGGGCCCTGACTATGATGCTGCCGACCCTGCGCCCGTCGGTGAAACCGCTCTCTCGTCTTACGTGGACTCTGATGAGGAGCGCGTGTGGTGCCCCCTTGCCGTTGAGTGCAATCCAGAGATGCTCAACGGCAGTGAGCGGCGCAAGTTTGTGCGACTTGGCGTCCTCGCCGCGAACCAGGACATCAAAACCTACGACTCCGGCAACTTCTTTGTTGCTGTCACTGATGACGCTGCCGTCCAGACCGGCAAGCTGTGGGTCGAGTACGATGTCACCCTCTACAACCCGCAGGTGCCCCCCGGTGGGTTTTTCCAGACTGTTACCATGTCTGGGACCACTGCAAACACAGCGGCTCTGCCATTCGGCACCGCTGGCACAGAGATCGTTCGTGGTGCCCCCACAATCTCTGTCTCAGGTCTTGCCATTACCATCACTGGAGCTGTCATTGGTCAAGTGTATGCTGCATTTGTTGAGCTGACTGGTACTGTCATGAGTGTCCTCACCGTGGCTAACACATCCGGCTCAACCGTCAGCACGTCCAAGAACACCTTGATCGGTGTTGGCTCCACCGAGATTGGGGCTTTGAACACATTCACCGCCACTGCTGAGACAGTGGTGTTGACCCTGGCCGTCACTGCCACCACTGTGACGGCCGGCCGGTTCTTGCTCACCGTTGAAGCGCCCAGCAATTTCTGATGAAGCAGTTTGGAGAGACAACTCCTTAGTAATTAAACGCCATAGCTAAATAGATAAATAAATAAATAATTTGGAAACTAATGTGAACTATTCACTGGAAATCTA